TTTGCAATTCAGCCGATCAAGTTCCAGCGTTATCGGCAGGCGATGGATGCCATCGGTTCTGCCGAAAAGGACCGCTCCGACTTTGGGGTGGTGCCTGATTGGATGGTGCGACAAGGAGCGTTGCCTTTGGGGGCCAAGTTTGGGGATGAACACATGTGGTTGATCCCCGACCTGCCTGTTAAATCGTTTTATGAAATAGTTAACGCACCCTTGCGGGACGATCTGACACCTATGGGTCGGGTCGCGGAAGTCGGTCAGGCTATTTCGTCTATGGTTTCGCCTCTGATTAAAGCACCTGTGGAGGTGTATACGAAGCGCAACATTTGGAAGGGGTACAACTTTGAGGGCAGGTTTGAGTATGTGCCACGAGTGTTCTCTAATGTTCCGTTTTTGATGGAAGCACTAGAGGGTGTGGGGGTTGCCAGAAAGGCAGGTAATGACGAGTGGGTGATGCGTGACAATTATCTGCATGGGATAGCACAGTTGTTGCCAACGTTCTCTCAGGCGCGACGCCTGTTCCCTGATGAGGAACGGTATCAGAAGCGCCTGTTGTCGTCATGGATGAGTTTCGCGTTTGGTCTTGGGCTGAGGACGAATACGCAGTGGGAGCAGGAACAGGAGTTGCGCGCCAGATACTATGAAGACCGCGATAAGCAGCGAGACTTGCGCGACATACAAAACGTGCGCGAAGGCGCACGATAGGACACGAAGGCTAATAGGTATGGAATACGTATCACGTAATCAATGGGGTGCTATCCCTACACAGAAGCCCATGAGAGCCTTCAGGAAGGCTCCTGTGGGCATTGTGGTGCATCACACTACAGGAGGAGCCTCTGACCCTGCGAAGCGTGTCAGAGGCCACGACAGGTACCATGTGCATACGCGAGGGTGGACAACTATCGCGTACAATTGGTTGGTGTCGGGTGACACGGGAGAAGTCTTTGAGGGTCGCGGCTGGCATGTAGGCGGTGCTACACGCGGCTGGAATTCAAAGACTGTTGCGATCTCATACATCGGGTCGGGAGATGACCTGACGGAGAAGGGAAAGGCCGCTATCCGCACGGTTGTGGACGAGATACGGCGCAAGTATGGAGGGAATCTATGGATCAAATGCCACAGAGATTTCAAGAAAACCTATTGCCCGTCGGATACGCTGGCGAAGTGGATCAAGGAAGGGATGCAGGAGGAAGTACAGAATCCACAGTCTGTGGATTGGGACGGGATCGTCAAGTATCTGGTGGACGTTGGTGCGAAGGTGCTGTCGCAGCGTCCGTTGCGGAAGGGTTCTCGCGGCAAGTACGTGTCTATGGTACAGTCGCGCTTGAACGAGAGGACTGGCGCTGGGTTAGTTGTTGACGGAGCGTACGGTCGCAAGACGAAGCGAGAGGTTGCGAAGTTTCAGTCTAAGTATTCGATCAGGGTCGACGGCACTGTCGGCCCGACAACATGGAGATACCTATGGGTAGTTTAGGACGAAGTGAAATTATGAGTTTGGCTGCGCTTGCAGCGGTGGTGGTGTTGGCTGCGGTCGGCTCCATCGGCGGAGAAGCAGCCGTCACCTTTATCGGTGGCCTTATGCTGAAGAATCCTGCTGGCGTATTGAAGCGTTGACATGGAGAAAGACAACGCTGCCTTTGAGCAATGGCGCGCGCAAGAAGGCGACGCCATTGCGGCTGAGATTCAGGAGAGTCTGAAGGCCAGTTCCAGCGTGTTAAACGTGGACGATGGTAGTCACGCGGTGTGGCATGAGGGCAGTTTGGGCCTGTTGCTGGTGCTTCCGTTTGAACACGCGATGGCTTTTTCGGCGGAGTCCATTACGGGAGACTTTGATAACAGTCCCTTGCATAGTTACGTGTTTTCCACGATCAGCGAGTTGATTGTTCGTGCGACTGCGATCATGGACTTTGACGGAATGGACTAGGCCAGCGACGGGTGAACGAACTGATCGTTCAACGGCAACCGCCACAAGTCCATCGCTACCATGCATCCGATGATGCAGTAGCCGACGATGTCTGCGTGCGTGTCTGTAAGCGATTCATTGCTTGCTTCCGCGCCCTTCTCGTACAGGTTCTCTAGGCGTGCGATCTTGTCGTGCAAGCGCACAAGGATGCCGTCTAGTCCGAACCTGTCGATGTTGTCGTATCCGTAGTCTTCCATCTTCGTGCGTAGTAGCGGCAGCACGGATGAGGCTGACGTTACCGCTTCACTCATTACGAATGCTTGGTCTAGTGTTATGATTGCGATTGCCTGAAACCAGTTGCAGGCAATGTCTTCGTTTACTTCCGCCCCGTAGTAACGGGCGGAAAAGTGGTCGTACTCTGAGCGCAACACTCCTAACGATGCATGGGGGTCAGCGTGAAAAGGGTGTCGTACTCCACGGGCACGCTTTATGTCTATGTTGTTAGCCATCAGCCCTGCGGCTGCATCCCACGTTTCAGGGTTTATCCGTGGAATTGTCATATAAATACTCCTTCACTAGCGGGTGTTTAGATAGTTCTTCACCCAGTTTACGTAATATTTGATCTCGTTTACGCGCTACCGTGGTCTTCGGAATACCCAATACTTCTTGGACAGTCCGTAAACTTAAGCGTTCAAATAGTAGCGCATTTATCATCCATATATCCCTTTCATCTAGTTGGCTGTACACGTTTAGTACAACGTCCTGTAATTCAACACGTTCTGCGGACGAGAACCTCTCGCCCGTGGCACCAAGTGACTCCTGCAACCACCCAAGGTGAGTGGGGTCAGTTGGTATTTCTTTGCGACCCATCTGCCCATACCAGCGCAGCAGGGATTGCATAGTATTCTTTTCCTTCAGGGAACGCCTTTACGTCAGCACCTGCGCATAATTTTTGTAACTGTCCTAGGGGTATGTTGGCGTGTCGATCATTGGACGAATCGTATACAAACAAAACAACACGATGCATTCGGTGCCACGAGCGTAACGCCTGCATCTTCTCCAACTTCAACTTCAACACCTGATCCGACCCAAGCCCCTGTACTTCCACAAAGGATTCAGAGGTCAAATAGTCAGGCGTATATCGTACGCTAGGCGGCAACGAACCCATGTGAATCGGCGGACGATTCAACCCATAACGGCAGAACTTACGGTCGCACAATTCCTCAAACTTGCGTTCCGAAATGTCTCCCATCGTCTGAAAGCGATGCGAGAATGGCTGATCCGCGAATGACATAGCGTCACACTTTCGTAGCGTCAATGTGGACGACCTGCTGGTCGTTCACGATAATACCCGCACGCTGGATACCATCCAAAGCCAACTTCACGTAATTGTCCAAGTCTCCACGCAAGGGAGTCGTCCAATCTTCTACTGGTGTGATGGTAACCGCCGTGTGTTCTTCCGTGAAGATCAACTCTACACGGACTGGCCCGTCAAAGACGGGACCGTCCTCTCCCACCGCCACAGCGTACTCCGCCTCCGCGCGTACAGTCGTAGCAGGCGTGTACACCCGTCCCTTACGAGACATGCGAGGACGCCCCTTGGGTACGGGACGCCCTCCCACCAAGAAAGAGAACTCAGTGGACGGTTGCGCGCTGCTGTGCGTCGGTAACGAGTCGTTCGACTTGTCGGTCACAGTCTTGCCTTCCTGCAAACTTCGGCCCTTCGGACCACCATGTACCTAGACGAGAATCCAAGTCCTTCGTCCAGACCAAAATGTCAGTCACTCCGTACCCTGCTTCCCACATGGCACGAGCAAACCTGTTGAGGAACCCATGTCGTCCTCTGCCAGCACCATGCGACTGAGTGTAGTACGGATGGGGACCGTCGTCGTACATCCTACGTGCCACCCCTCGTAGACGGGTGCCGTCAATCTTCATCAACGGCTCACGCGAATACGCCCGTGAGGGTGGCAGGTCAGGTGCTACCCACAAGGCTGCTGCAATTTCCAACAGGTCAATCTTCGCACGGGTACCTTCAGCGTCTATCACAAAGTTGTAGTAGTCAATCGGGTACCCGTTATCGTCCACCATTTCCTGACGACCTTCAGGTCTGGCACCACCATACGGTAGGCGCATGTAGTTGCCCGGTGGACCGGGCAACGAGTCCTGCTTGGGGTACACGGCATCGTATTTGATGCCAGCCATCTGGCATACCGCCTGTAACGCTCGGCGCATTGTAGGCGCTTCAACCCAGTCTTCGGCAAAGACCCATACGTGACAGCCTTTGGAGCGAGACAGTTCCACCCATCCCTGTATCGCCAGCGCCTGTAGCACGGTGGCTGCGTTCTGCGCATAGATGAGCGAGTCGTCGCCTTCGTCAATGTCGATGGCGCCCCACATGCACTTCCACAATTCGGGTTTCATGTCAGGATAAACTTTATGCCCGTCTACTTCTTGCCAACCACCGCTACCAGCGGGAAGGGTTTCCTCAGGATCGTATACCATTGGGTACACCCCGATCATTTCCTCACCGCTACGATGGCGCAACAGTAGACGTTGGTCTACGTGGTCCCATACGCAACCGCCAGCGTCGCTACCGTATGCGTACGGGAACCCTTCAAATAGGTTCCAGACTGGTTCAGACATCAAACCCGTCCAAGTTCATCTGCTCCCACGTTACGCCCGGTTCCAGCAGCCTACCGCTCGGGTGGATGGTGAGATTTACCTCTGCCTTTTCACCCTCGCCTGCTTTGTTCTTGTGTAGGCCCACGCTGATTTCGTCTTCGTAGTAGCGACGTACGTCTTCTTCTAGGCTAACGTCGTCCCATCGGCGCCATGTTTCTATGACGAAGTGGCTTTCGCTGGTGGAGGCGTATCGACCTGAGTCGATGCCGCCTGCTCGTCCGCGATTGCCTGCTCCTCTGCCTGATTGGTGGACTACGACTCCGATTACTCGCCAGTCTGATACCAGTTGCTTGAAGGATTCAATTTTTGCTTGCACGCTGGCATGGTCATTGGGTCCACCTCCACGTATTAATTCTAAATAATCATATACGAGTACCTGTGGACGTTGACCGTCCCACAGTTGCGCTGACGCAATCCGCATTGCCTTGTCCAGATCGTCCACAGACATACCCGTGGACTCAAAGTGCAGGTTGGTTTCATTCGCCATGATCTCGCTTGTGCGATTCCATGCCGCCTCGTCGCCTCGGATGAGGCGCCCCAACCAGTCTTTCTGGCTGATCTCCAAACGCATAGCCGTGTACCGCCCCCAAAACATTGATTCAGTTTCGTCGGGGCTAACCCACAGTGTCCTGTGATTGCGGTTACGTGCAGCCATGTTCATAGCCAGCAACGTCTTACCCGTGTGCGTCTTACCGATCAGGGTGACCAACTGACCAGAACGTGCGCCACCTAGCGTGGCTTCATCAAACCCTCGTATTCCAAACTTCCACTCTCCTCCTGAACTCAAGTCTGTCCGCATTCGTGACATTTGCTCAGTCTTGGGGGTGTACAACCGCTTCAAGTCAGCAGATGTAATGCCCTCAATCTCAGCCGCCGCTGAGGCGGGAGCAGCCGCAGCCGCTCCCGCCCCTACCAGCCTCATTGCGTCCTCAAGGCTTAGACGCTCAGGCAATTGCCGCCAACCAGTTCTGCGGATCAATCGCATCTGGACGCTCACCCCATGTGAATGGACTGTGCTTGACCAGCCCACCGAAGTAACCGCTCTTGTTGGCAAGCGCATGATTGCCTTCACCCTGACCCACGGTATGTGAACCGTCTTCGCTCAGGCTAGTACCACGCTTGATCTTGAAGTCACCAAGTCCGCACTTGCCGTTCTTGGTGATGGGAATGTCTTTGCCTTGCAGGGATTCCACGAAGTAGTTATCGGGGAATTGGCGCAACCCATTGGCGAACAACTTGCGGATCGCCTGATTGTCCATGAACGCTGACTGCTGTGAACCGTAGACGATTCCAATAGCACGTTCGTGCATGAGCAGTTTGTTCACTGCCGCATACTGGCTGTCGTCAATGTACAGCGACTCACGCTGAGGTGCTGACGCCTGCTGCACAGGCTGTGCCTGCGGGAAGGCTTCCACGACGGTCGCTATGGCAGTCGCCGTTGCATCCGTTACGTCGACGGCAGGCTGTACGTCTGCGACTGGCTGATCCAGCAACGTCCGCTTAACCTCCGACAACCCCTGTGCCAGAGCGATAGCGTTATCTACTGCCATCGTCACTGCCACACCTTCGTCGCCGTTGTTGATTTCAGCGACGGTCAGTTCGACCGCAACCTTCATCAACACCTGCGCTTCAATTGATGCCCTTTCGCTAGGGCTTAGTGGCGTAAATGCCATTATGGTTTCCTTTCGTTGGAACCTTTGCAATGCGCCCAATTGGCGCACCATTTCTCAGAACACCACCACCCGTTGTCACCCAATACCCACGGTGGTGTGGGCATGGCTTCAACGTAGCGGCATAGTGCCAAGACCTTCGTACGTAGCCAGTCGTAGTGCGTCTGGTTACGCACCAAATCCATGCGACCTACCCCCGCAGGGTGCATGATCGCATATGAAAAGTTAGGGATGTCCAGTGCATAGCAGTACGCTATGCTTTGCACATCCCATCTTTCATACTCCCAAGCATTTCTGGAATAGTCACGCTTGGGGAACTTCCAATCCCACAAGCGGTCGCTCTCTACTAGGTCAACTGTCCCTGTGAGATTCACTATGCGCTCATCGTCTTCGATGAGCGGAACCTCAAAGTAATGCTCTACCGCCTTAGGCCACAATTGCGGGTACACTTCCGCATACCACGATGACAACTTCTCCTTGCCCAACTGTGCGGCCTGATCGGGCGCATACGATTCCCACCGCTCAATCGTGGGTACCGTGTCAGCCCAATAGTAATCGAACGCAGCGTGTAGATCGGATTCCTCCATCTCTCCCTGCTCGTCCATCCGTGCCGTCAAAGCATCTTCTGCAACCGCATGGCATACCGTGCCAAGCGACGCAGCATCTTTCGTAGGCTCTTCTACAAGCCCGAAGATGGTATTGCGAAACCTTTCCATGCACATGTCCGCAGTCTTGATCGAAGATTGGCGAACCCATGTGTGCACCCATCGTCCATCACCTGCTCTATGTAAAGCGTATTTCATATTTCCTCCTAACGGTACTGAGTAAACTCCTCCCCCTCTCTAAAGAGAGGGGGAGGAGGTACTGGGTACCACTGAGTTTACTCGCTCGAATGTGTCCGCGTGGCTCATTTCGGTTAAGATTCTGCGCCAACTCTGTTACAAACGTGTTACAGTCCAATATTCTTTCAACGTCTTCGAGATTCTCACAAGCCCCTGCAACTTAGACGTTACGTCCTCCAAGGGCAAGTCTATGTCCTCATGTAACCGTGTACTCATGTCTTCCTTCAACTCGTAGTAGTCGATTGCTTCTGCTGCCAACATCAGGTACAACTGCCACCCCGCATCAGGTATCATCAACCTGTGCGGATAATCACGCCTAGGGGTATCCCGAATCTCAGGCTTCCACATGATCGAACCCGCAAGCATAAACGTGTCCTCGTCTTCTTGCCAATCGCCCTCTTCTTCACCTTCCCACTTTTGCAAGTAGGCTATCTGCACAGTCAAATGTGCATCTGCGGCAGCGTGCAACCTGTCCAGTAACCGCTCCAAGTCCGTGCGATCTCGCACACGTATAGTTCTGTAATGTTTTCTATTGCGATGTGTGGCTACGTCAAACGCCCCATCGCTACAAATCACCCACATATTTCTCCTATATCGCTCATCGGTACTCCTTCACGCGCCCACGAAAGTCAGGACGCTGTAACGCCTCCACACACAACGGAGGCTCCCACCTACCTTTGGTAACCGTACGGCACATGCGAACAAACACCTGAACTCGCTGCACACGAACCGACTTGTCATCATACAACTCCGCTAACGCAACGTCATACTCCGTGAACGCAGCAATCATTTCATCATGCTGGGCAGGTGTCAACGCTAACGTGGTCTTCATTTTGCCCATGACGCCTCCGACTTGCGAGTGGGGGCGAGAGGCATGGGAAACACCCCTCGCCCGCACTCTAGTTTATTCAGGCAGCGGATAGTCTTCCCGCTTCGGACCAAACGCACGGTAACTCAAACGACTCACCATGCGGCCCGAACGAAAAGCGTTCCATGCCTTGATCAAATACGCCAAACCCAACCGCTGATCGGCGCTGAAACTCGGATTCCGCAAGTTGCGGTCCTTCAGCACCTGTGATTGCAGCACCCAAGCAGGGTTCCCATCCGTGCTTGTAGGCGCACACAACTCCTCTACAAATGTGTCTGCGTCTTCCTCGCTCAACTCGTTGAACAAGAAGAAACCAGCAGACAATGCGCTAGCAATCAACGGAACATGATACTTCACACGGGCAGTACGACGACATGCCTGTTCCAATGGTGCCTGATTCTGGAAAATAAACTCCAAGACCACACGCTCACTCATAGTACGAGCAACAGCCTGATTGGGGTTGGGATCACCAATGGACTGCATCAACATCACGGCCTTAGCGGTAGCAGGCAACGACTGTGAGTACTTGAAATGACGAGAATCGTCAGGGTCTTCACTCACAATACGCAACACATCCGCAACAGACCGCTTACGACCAAAATCGACAGCAAGCAGCAGGGACGCATAGTCCACACCCTTCACAACGGAAAACCGTTGCGCAGTCTCGCTCTCAACAATCGCCTGTAAACGATGTTGTCCATCGGCTAGGCGCCCCTGTTCATCAAAGATGATCGGGACACCTATGTCTACCCACTCGTCTTCCAACATTGCAATCGCATACTTCGTGACCAACAGGTCACTCACGATACGATTGGGGGCAGCATTCTTCAGGAGAATGGCCGCTTCCATCGGGCCAATCACCTGCACAGACGTTATGTGTCTGCTGTTGGACGGCACGACTCGTCCCTTACGTGCAACAATCCCCATAGTATTCCTCCTAGGGGTTGGGGTTATTACGAAACGAAGGCAGGGACACATACGTTCACGAAAC